GCTTCGCCGTGGTGGCCAGTGAAGTGCGCACCCTTGCGCAGAAAAGCGCGGTTGCCGCGAAAGACATTGAAAGCCTGATTGCCCAGTCGGTTTCCAGCGTCAAAAACGGTGCTGAACTGGTGAACCGTTCAGGCGAGGTCATTGATTCTATTATCAGTTCCGTGAATAAAGTGAATACGTTGATGGAGCAGATCTCCGTGGCCTCTGAAGAGCAGAGCCGTGGGATCAGCCAGGTCGGACAGGCGGTGACAGAGATGGATGGCGTGACCCAGCAGAACGCCGCGCTGGTTCAGCAGTCCGCCGCCGCCGCCGCTTCCCTGGAAGAGCAGGCGCAACAGCTCTCAAGGAGTATTTCGAGCTTTAGTTTGCCGGTGCAGGCTTAATTGATAATGAGAGGCTCCTGAGGGAGCCTTTTTAATGTCTGGCGTAGCTGGAAAGCCGCGCCAGACAAGGCTTCACGTTTTACTACTAGCAGTCAAAAGCCATAAAAAGCGGCTAGGGTGTGGACACATTGTGGACACTCTGACCACCATTTGCACCCTTCAACGGGTTAAGCGAAATCGCGTCCTGCAGGTACTGAGGAGCGAAGTGCGCATAGACCATCGTTTGCGCAATTTTCGTATGACCTAAGATCCTCTGAAGTGTAATGATGTTGCCCCCGTTAATCATAAAGTGCGTGGCGAAAGAGTGTCGTAGCGCATGTGTTGCTTGTCCGGCCGGTAAATCGGGCTTAACCTCTTTGAGGGTTCGCCTAAAGTCAGCATAACTGGCCTCAGGAAACAGAAAGCCTCGTGTTTTGCCGACTACGTAAGCCGCAACGTCATCAGAGATCGGGACCGTTCGCGGTGTGTTGGTTTTCGTCTTAACGAAAGACACCCGGTTATGAATCACGTTCTCCGCCTTTAACCGTGCCGCTTCTCCCCATCTTGCCCCGGTGCTCAAACATAAAACCGCAATTTTACGATTATCACCTGAGAGCGCTGCTAGTAAGGCGTCAATTTCTTCAAGAGTGAGATAGCCCGTTTCGGCTGTCTGCTCTTTCAGTTTTTTGAATCCCCTGAATGGATGCTCACCGTTATACAGTTCTGACTCAATCAGGGTTGTAAACATCCCACCTAGCGTGATCAGGTCGCGGTTGATGGTGGTTGGCTTAATACCTTCACCCCGGCGTTGAGCACAATATTGCGTTATCAGGCTCTTGGTGATCTGGAAAGCGCACGGATTTCCGGTCATCGTTTCGAAACGCTCAATTTTCCTGAGATAAGATTGACCGTGTTCCTCATGTTTACCTTTCAGCTTCCACCACAACTCTTTCAGTTCCGACAATTGGCGTTTGTCCGTTGGTTTTGAAAGCCATTCCTTTGAGTGATGGTTATATTGAGTATGCTTTTCAAAAGCCATCGCCTCGCTTTTCTTGTCGAACTTCCGACGGATGCGTTTTCCGTTACGCCCAGCCGGTCTAATGTCCACTTCATATCGACCATCATCGAGCTTTTTAACAGACATAAAGCCTCCCGATGATGTTACTGCGTACTTCAATTTCCTGATTTAGATTACAAAAACTCACAGTGCATTTTCTGCACAAATAAGCCCCGTAGATGGTTAGCCAGTTTTCTGGTCTGAGTGGGGTGACGTTGTTGTCTGCTGCCCAAAGTGCGCGAGAGCCGGTGCAATTTGCCCAGCTTCAGGTGTTATTTGATCGGCCATGAACCACAACGTGTACTTTGTGAACCGGGGGTGTTGCAGGATTTTCATGATTTGCTCAACTCCGGGCTTTTTGTCTCCGGACTCATAACCAGCAAGAGAGCTATAGGCTATTCCTGTTAACTCACTGAATTGCCTCTTATTTAATCTCTCTGATTCTCTAATCAGCTTTATCTTCTCAAATACCGGGGTTGACATAGTTACTCCTATGGAAGAATATTGCCCCTATCGGGATGTTTTACTCTTATTGGGTTATCTAGTGGGAGCAATTAAAGCCCATTAAGAGCAATTAATCACACTAAAGGAGAATCGTAGCAGATGAACAACCAGCTTGTAAGTAGAACAGATGCGGTTCCATACCAGGAATTCGCGCGCCTTATTGGTAAAACACCTGCAGCCGTTAAAGGCATGATTGAAAAGGGCAAGCTGCCTGTAGTCGAGATGACTGATCCACAGTCAACTAGTGGACGCGCAGGGGAATATTGGGTTTACCTGCCAGCTTGGAACAAGGGCATGAAGATGGCCTATGACAGCCGCCCGAAGGAAATTAGAGATGGTTGGCTGATGTGGCTCGGATTAGGGGAGCCAGTATGAAGAATGAACCTCGCTGTATCGCACAGCTGCTTCGAAGAGAAAGTCCTAAACCTACCAACTTCACTATCACTCACGGTCGTGGACGTAAGGGCATCATCATCCGAACCCGAAAGCCGGGCGTTATCGAGAAGCTTCGTCGCCTGGTCAAAAAGAGAGGACTGTGGTTATGACGGTAATGACACTTGATGTGATCCAGAAACAACCAACAGCGCTTCGTGGTCTGGTCTGCAAGTATCTGGCTCAGCCTCGCTGGCAAGACACTTGCGATTTTTACAATCAGATGATGGAACGGGAGCGTCTTACGGTTTGTTTCCACGCTCAATTAAAACAGCGTCACTCTGTTATGCGCTTAGAGGAAATGACCGAAGCCGATCGTGAGCGTCTTGTTTGCGCGCTTGATGAATTGAGAAATGCATTCACCCGGTATCGCCAACTTGGCACGTCAAAAGCAACATTCATCAGCCGCCTGACCGTCAGCCAAAGACGCTCATTGTTTCTTCATGCGGGACTGACAGAGCAGGAATTTATGATGCCGCACTGGCGTTTGAATGAGGAGGACTGTTATTGGCGTGACAAACTTTTCCGCGCTCTGCGAGAGTTGTTCAGCCTTTTTGAGTACGCACCAACCATTTTAACCTCAGTAAAACCTGAGCAGTATTTACATTAATTAATCTGGATTCGTTTTATTACGCGCCTTACAGCGTGGGGACTCCTTTTGTCCGGAGATAGGCAAATGCAAAAACAAAATACAGCGCAGCGGGGGATGTATTCGGCACATCTGGCGCAGGCAGTAAGCGAGGCACAGCGCGACACGGCGAGCCGTTTCTCTTCTCAGTTTGACGGACTTATCGCGTACATCAGTAAGTCAGAACTTAATCGCACCGAGATTATCGAGTTATTAGGGCAGGAGTCGGAAAAGTTACACAACTCAATTTTCGGTAGAGCTGGCTAACCACTTTTAACAGGAAGCAAAAATGAGCATACGCATCGAGATTAATAACCAATACGTCATCACTAGTGACCGCTATCAATTCATTTTGCAGGAAAAAAAGACCGCTACATCCGGGAAGAATGAAGGTAAGGAATGGTTGGACGTTGTGGGTTACTACCCAACTATCCCTAAGCTTATATCAGGCTTGGTTTTGCATGATCTTTTGACCAGCGATCTTACCGGCTTCTCAGCTTTGGAAGCTCGGATTGAACGCATGGGGAAGCAATGTCTGGACGCTTTTAAATAATATGTCCAACGAACCTCGGGGGCGTGTTGCCCCCTCGCCACCACCACCATTTTTGAAGGGCGCCACTGATTCATTCGTTGGTGCTTATCCCTGGAATAACGTCACCAAAGAGGCCATTGGCCGCGACAGACCCCTTACACGTGCCGAACTCCGTCAGGTGCAAGGTGTTTTAAACCGGATTGACCGTCTGCCGTTTTTCCTGCAAACGCTGTTTACATCGCGTTATAACTTCATCCGCCGTAAAAAGAGCCCTTTAGGTGGGCTGTATTTCCTTAAAAACACGTTTGAGCGCAAGCTGCTGCCACGTCTTGAGCGTGTTAATGAGTTGTGCGGGATGAATGAAACCGCCTCGATTGGGTTTCTGTCCGAGCGCGACCAGTATGCGCGCTTACCAGATATGAATGACAAAGAGCTCAGGAAATTTGCGGCCAGAATTGCCTCTCAGCTCTGGAGCAAATACGAGGAGTTAAGCGACGCATGGGCGGAGGCTTACGGCGGGAAAGAGACACTTTTCACCGATGAAGCCCAGTCGCACCTATACGGGCAAGTGGCCGGTATTGCTCGCGCATTTAACATCACCCCGATGTTCTGGAAAAAATACCGTAAGGGTCAGATGACGATCCGCATGGCATTTTCCGCTATTTCACGACTGATTAAAGACGAGTGGTGGGTCAACCAGCTCAAGGCGCAGCGGATGCGCTGGCGCGAGGCGCTGCTCATCGCAGCAGGTGAGGTCAACAAAGACCGTTCACCTTACGCAAGCAAAATAGCGATCCGTGATGTTCACGCGCGCCGTCTGGCTAATCTCGAATACCTGAAATCCTGCGAGCTGGAAAACAAAATCACCGGCGAACGTATTGACCTCATAAGCAAGGTCATGGGGAGTATTTCGAACCCTGAAATACGTCGTATGGAGCTGATGAATACTATCGCCGGGATTGAACGCTACGCGACCAGCGTTGGTGACGTGGGAATGTTTATCACGTTGACCACGCCATCGAAGTATCACCCGACCCGTCAGGTTGGCAAAGGTGAAAGCAAAACGGTGCAGCTCAATCACGGCTGGAACGAAACAGCATTCACACCCAAAGACGGCCAGCGCTATCTGTGCCGAATCTGGAGCCTGATGCGTACAGCTTTCAAAGATAACGATTTAGAGGTTTACGGGATGCGCGTTGTCGAACCGCACCATGACGGCACGCCACACTGGCACATGATGCTGTTTTGCAAACCCGGTCAGCGTAAAGCCATTAACGAAATTATGCGTCGTTATGCCCTCAAAGAGGACGGACACGAAAAGGGCGCGGCAAAACAGCGCTTTGAGTCACGCCATCTTAATCAGGGCGGAGCGGCGGGTTATATCGCTAAATACATTGCAAAAAATATCGACGGTTACGCGCTCGACGGCCAGCTCGATAATGACACCGGCAAGCCTCTAAAAGACACGGCCGCAGCCGTCACCGCATGGGCGTCAACATGGCGCATCCCTCAGTTTAAACCGATTGGTCTCCCGACGATGGGCGCTTACCGCGAACTGCGCAAACTGCCACGTGGGGTGAGTATTGCCTGCGAGTTTGACGACAGGGTCGAGGCCGCGCGAGCTGCTGCAGATGAGGGTGACTTTGAGCGGTACATCATCGCGCAGGGTGGGGCAAACATGCCGCGTGATGCTCAGGCGGTCAGGGTCGCCCGTAAGGTGACGGATGAGGTCAACGAATACGAGGAAGATATCGAGAGGGTTGTCGGGATTTATGCCCCTCATCTCGGGGCTAATCGTGTCCATGTAACTCGTACAGCCGAATGGCGCATCGTTCCAAAGGTTTTGGCCGTTGAGCCTTTGACCTTAAAAAGCGGCTCTGCCGCGCCTCGGAGTCCTGTCAATAACTGTGGAAAGCTCACCGGCGGCGGCGATCCAGTTATGACCCCCACACCGTCTGAGCAAGCCGCAGCGGTGTTAAATCTGATTGAGCGCGGGGTTATCGGCTGGAATGCACCGGACGTCGTGAAGGTGCTTAACGGGGCGTTAAAAGCTGGCGCACCGCGCAAACATCGGCAGCAAATAAGCAATGCGCCGCTCAAAACCAGCGAGCAAGCGCCATCAGCTAGGATGACAAAGCCCGAAAGGGATCGCGTCGCAAAAATTCGTTTCGATTTAGCTCAGGAGGGCATTACCCCGGAACGGTGGGAGCTCGACGCGCTGGCGCGTGGGGCAACGGTGATTTATGGCGATAAAAAATTCAAATATAGGGCTGCTGGTGGGTGGCCGGGATTTTCAATGCAAGAGGAGATTAGTGAGAAACAACCATCGCCGATATAGCTACATCAGTACTCCGAAATCATATGCGATCACATCGGTAACCATGCCGGCCACCACGGCGACCGTAAGAACAGCACCGGTGCTGAAACTCACTTTCAGTGCCGATGGTGTTGAACAACGAGCCCGGCGAGGCGTTAGCATTTCGCCTGGATATCTGCTATAAATACTGTATGTATATACAGTGATTATGCGGAGGGGCTATGGCGGGTCATGACTTGGATTTTCAGGTGGTCTATCGGGGTGAGACCTTAGAGCATTACCGTCCCGGAGGGTGGGTTTTCTTTCAGCGGCCTAAAGAGTGCGGCGGCGGATACTGGCTGGGGCGCACTTTTGATGGTGTTTTTATGATTGAGTACGAGCGACCGGTATCGCTAAATGATGGTATGAATTTTCTGGCCTCAATGAAAAAAGTAGAGGCAAAAAGCGAGGAATTTGACCCAAATTTTTCACTTTTCTAGTGGTGCACGCATCAGGTGCATGAGTTTGCATTCATTTTTGATTCCAGCGTTTGCGAGCCAGCGCCAGCGCAGGCGCGGCTCGGGGCTCCTGATGCACGTGCATTAAAAGCGACCCGTTAAGCGGGCAGGCGAGGCGGGGAAAGCATTGCGCGATCTGTTGTAAGTGCATTAAAATGCAATACTCTTTTATCTTAAAAAAGCGATTAAAATGTCCAGAAATGATGATATGGGTAATATACAATTAATAGTTGATAGCGGGGATGGCTCTCAAAATTATGGAGTTATGCTCCCATGTGAGCCCTCCTCATTTGGCCGTTTTATCTCTCAACTGCTTGGTAAACCTCAGTTGATTGAAAAAGCTATCTACGGGAGTTTTAAAGTAGATCAACAAGATTTAATTAGTACTCATTACTTAATAAGCCAAAGAATAAATCAACAGAATGAAGCGACTTTTATACAATTCACAGCAAAAATGTTCTTTTCAGATGATTCATCAGTAGAGATAAATACTTTTGATGAGTTTGTTTCGTACAGTGAAGTAAAGAAAGTTAACTGTACTCTCATAAATTTGTCATGGACTTATTTGATTAAGTTCAAGAACCGAAATATTGCCGAAAAGCAACAAATAGAAATTACGTTCGGTGGAGCGGGGCATTCCTATTACCCAACAAGATTGCGCAATAGGAACAGTTTCACAACTGCTGGCAATTGTATTTATATTTCTATAAATCATACGGAAAGGACTTGGGGAGTTGACATTGAGTCACTATTAACTTCACATCTTCAGAACTTCATAGTTGATGTGAAAAAAATCCCTGAATTAGTACACAAAAATAGTGAAAAAATAGGTTTTTTAACAGGGGCAGTGTTTTTTGGTTTTTCTACTGCTGGTGCTATGTTTACGATATTGAAATTGGCTAAAAACTATAGCGATGAAATATCTAAAATTACGGGGCAAGTTGGTGCGGATGATTTGACTTCAAAAAAAATTGATTTCCTGCTTAACATAACATCAACAGGTGTATGGCCAAGGTTTATATTGGGTTTGGTTTTCTTTATGATAATTGCCCTGATTGTGTCAGTCGTATTAGCAGCATGGGTTTCTGTGCGGGCGGAGTCCAAACATCAGAGTTGGATTTTAATAACTGAGCATTCCAAGGAACAGTATGTATCATACCTTTCCTCTCTGAAAAGCAAAGCTAAAGTTTTTTATGGTGGCATTATAATTTCAATTATATGTGGTGTGGTTGGTAATATTATATTTTCTTTGTATTTCTCTAAGTTAATGTAGTGGTGTTTGGGTACAGCCCCGTTAAATGTTTTTAGGGGCTGTGCAATGTGGTTCTGAAATTTATTAAAGCTTAGTTGTTAAGATTATAAGGTGTGAATTTTATTATCTCATCTCCTACGAATTCATTTATTTCTTTAAAACGTTCTTGCAATGGTGTTAGTTCATTACGAACGAACACTTCAGCTATCTTTACAATATCTCCGAATCCACCAGTATGTTTTGAAATAATCCCCATTAATTCAGGTGGTACTCGGTGTGCGCTTAAAAGATCTTCACTACTCACCTTTTTAATATTGAAAAAATCATCCTTCGTGGCGACTTCACTCAGTGGCACAATCTTAATGCCGTCCGGTTTGCCGTTGGGCGCGTAGAAAAACAGATTCTTAAAATTCCCGAGTCCTTTTGAGTTACGCATCGCATCACGCAGCGATTCGACGTCGGTGCTGCTTTGCGCCGCGTCAGTCACATACATGATGTAACCCGCGTGCGCGCCGTTCTGGTAATACTTGCGACGAAACAGCGTGGCGGATTCATTCAGCCAGGCGGAATTGAGCGCGCTCAGGTATTCGGGCATCCCGTAGAGCTCCTGATTGATATCGGGCTCCAGCAAATGGCATACCGAGCCGGGCGCAAACTGGTGCGGGTGTGTGAAGTCCGACACGTACCAGTAAACGCCATCCTCGACGCCACGGCGGGTATATTTGGCCGGGGAGGTTTCCAGCTTAAAAAGCTGGCCGGTGACGCTCATGCGCTTTTCCAGATAGCCGTTGGCAAAGACCAGATAATCGAGCACAAGGCGGCTGAAGTCCTGACGAGACAGCAATGGGTGCGGGATAAAGGTACTGGTCAGAATGTTGCGCTTTACATAAATAGGGGAGCTGTGGTGCACGGCGGCGCGCAGGCTTTTTGCCAGCCCGGAGAAGTTGACCGGCGGCTCGTACCATTTGCCGTTATTGATGCACTCGACATAGTCGAGAATGTCGCGGCGATCCAGAACGGGTGACGGCTCGCCAAAGGTGAATGCCTCCATTTTTTGCGGTGCGCTGGCAGTCATGTTGTTCTGTTTTGGCTGTTTATTTTGGCGTTTTTTCATCTTAGTTAATGTCCAGAATTGAGCTTGAATGCATACCGCTACCTGCTGAAAGCGGCTCGTTTAACAGGGCGTGCATGGTCGCCCACGCGATATCTGCGTGGCTGACTTCCTCACTGCGGCTGGCTTCATAGGTGGCGCTGCGGCCACTGCTGGTCATGGTTTTGCGGATAGCCATGAATGACTGAGTGATATCGGTCGCACCGGCGTCATATTCCAGGCACCCGCGTCGAATGGTGTCTTTTGCTTTCAGCACCATCGCGGTTTTCATTTCCGGCGTGTAGCGGATGGCGCGTGCCGCCGGGAAGAATGAGCGTACGAGCTGGTAAACACCCTGGCCGATGCCGGTCGCATCGATGCCGATATAGTCGACGGTGTATTTTTCGGTCAGCGCCCGGATGGCCTCGGCCTGCGCGGCAAAGTCCATGCCTTTCCACTGGTGACGCTCAAGAATGCGGAACTTGCCACCGGCAACCAGCGGCGGAGCCAGCACCGCACAGCCTGCGCTGTCGCCGGTGTGTGACGGGTCATAACCAATCCAGACCGGACGCCAGTTAAACGGACGGTTGGCAAAGGGTTCGAAGTCCTCCCATTCCTCCATTGCATCAACCATGCAGCGCTGCAGCTCCTCGAACGGGAATACCGACGCCTTATCGTCGACGAACTCGCACATGAACAGGTTACGGAAGTCATCAGCGCTGTTTTCCTGCTTAAGCTGATCGAGGTTAAACAGGGTGCAGCCCCCGGCGAGCGCGTCCTCAATGGTGACAATCTGCCGCCACTGGCCGTCCCCGCATAACATGCCACCGGCAAGCGCCTGATGACTGATATCGATGTCGACACGTTCGTCGCGGTTACTGCGTCCCCGGTTAAACAGCTCGCCTGACCAGAACGGGTACGCGCCGTGCGCCAGCGTCGACGGGGTCGAAAAATAGGTAGTGCGCAGGTGTGACTGCGAGGCCATGCCCGAGGCGACTTTGCGCAGCTTCTGGAAATTGGGTATCCAGAAAATTTCGTCGACATACAGGTCGCCGTTGTGACTCTGCGCTGTGTTGGAATTAGTCCCGAGAAAAATCAGCTCAGCGCCATTGTTTCCGATGACGATCGGGTCGCCTGACAGGTCGACGTCAACCAGACGGGCAAAGGCGATGATGTACTTACGGAACACGTAAGCCTGCGTTTTACTGGCTGACAAAAATATCTGGTTCTGCCCGGTCTTAAGCGCGCGCAGGAGGGACTCGCGCGCAAAGTAGAACGTCGCGCCAATCTGTCGCGATTTCAGGATGTGGCGGATGCGGTGCTCTAATCCCGCTTTATGCCAGCGGAGCTGATAGTCAAACGACTGATCGAAGAAAATCTCTTCCAGCTTCTCGATGGCCTCCTCGCTGAAATAATTACGTTTCGGCTTTTTGCGATCCCCTTTGTTACGGCTGGCGATATTGGGGTTTAAATCCACCTCGTTGCCGGTCTGGCCGTAGCGGTTCACGCGTGCGAGCCGCTCCATCTGGCGCGACAGAAAATCAGCAACTTTGAAGTCATGCGCGGTCAGGTCTGGCTTTGCGTAGAGCTGAATAAGCCGCGCCTCTATCGTCGATTCCACGCGGTTAATAGGGGCGGTTTCTTCCCATCCATCGCGCTGTTTCCAGCTCTGCACGGTCGGGCGCTTGAGCTGCAGCATGTCGCAGATTTGCGGCACGGCGAACCCCTGCCAGTACAACAGCCGCGCCTTTCGTCGCGGGTCATTTAACAAAGAAAGGTGAGTTGAAATGGTCATGCTTGTCTCGTTTTTGGTGTGACGTGGCAAGGCTAAGGAAATAGGGGAGTATTCGCGCTAAGTGACTGTTGTGTCAGATCTAATCAGATCGTAAGCGGTGGCTGATACGGGTCAGAGTCGGGAAACTAACCCTGACCCGAAAACCCAACATCAGGACACCTGAACAATGGCAAAGAAAGTTTCTAAATGGTTTCGCATCGGCGTCGAAGGTGACACCTGCGATGGCCGCGTCATCAGTGGCGATGATATTCAGGATATGGCCGACACGTTCGACCCGCGCGTCTACGGCTGCCGCATTAACCTCGAACATATCCGGGGGTTGATGCCTGACAGCCAGTTTAAACGTTATGGCGATGTAACCGAGCTTAAGGCGGAGATTATCAGCGATGGCTCTGCGCTCGATGGCAAAAAAGCGCTGTTTGGTAAAATCCAGCCGCTCGACGAGCTGGTCAGCATGGTTAAGGCCGGGCAGAAGGTTTACACCTCCATGGAGATCCGCCCGAACTTTGCCAATAGCGGTAAATGTTACCTCGTTGGCTTGGCTGTCACCGATGACCCGGCAAGCCTCGGCACCGAATACCTCGAATTCTGCAGCCGCGCCGCGCAGAACCCGCTCGCCGGTAAAAAAGACCAGCCGGACGACGTTTTTTCTGTGGCCTCACTGGCTGAACTGGAGTTTGAGGACGTTCCCGACACCATGCTCAACAGCCTGACCGATAAGGTTAAAGCCATTTTTGGCCGTAAGCAGGCCAGCGATGACGCCCGTTTCGCCGATGTACATGAGGCGGTGACCACCGTCATCGAGCAGGTGCAAACCAATCTCAACGCCACCGACCTGCGCGTCACCGAGCTGGAGACCGCTTTTGCGCGGCTTAAGCAGGACGTGACCAGTAAAGTCGATGAAAACGCACAGGCGTTTACCTCCCTGAAAAGCTCCCTCGATAGTACCGAAAGCCAGCGGCAGCCGCGCCGCGAGCTTTCAAAAGGCGGTACCGGCGACGAGCTGCTGACCAACTGCTGATAACCCGCCTGGCGTACAGCCCGGCCAGATACCTATTACCTGAACAGGAATATCCATGCGTAAAGATACCCGCTTCAAATTCAATGCCTACCTGTCCCGCGTCGCGGAGCTGAACGGCGTTTCCACCGATGACGTGGCGAAGAAATTCACCGTCGAGCCGTCGGTCACGCAAACCCTGATGACCACGCTGCAGATGTCATCCGCGTTTCTGACCAAAATCAACATCGTGCCGGTTGACGAGCTGAAAGGCGAAAAAGTCGGGGTTGGCGTTAACGGTACGATTGCCAGCACTGCCGACACCGCCGGTGACGACGAGCGTAAAACCGCTGATTTCACCGCGCTGGAGTCCAACAAATACGAGTGCGCGCAGATTAACTTTGACTTCCATATCCGCTACAAACAGCTCGACCTGTGGGCGCGATTCCAGGACTTCCAGACCCGTATCCGCGACGCGATTATCAAGCGTCAGTCGCTCGATTTCATCATGGCCGGTTTCAACGGCATCGAGCGCGCGGCGACGTCCGACCGCAAAAAGAATCCGATGCTGCAGGACGTGGCGACCGGCTGGCTGCAGAAGTACCGCAATGAAGCGCCAGCGCGCGTGATGTCCAAAATCACCGACGAGGAAGGAGCGGTGATTTCTGAAGCGATCCGCGTGGGTAAAAACGGCGACTATGCGAACCTCGACGCGCTGGTCATGGATGCCACCGGCAATCTGATTGACGAGATTTATCAGGACGACCCGGAGCTGGTTGTCATCACCGGGCGTAAGCTGATGGCGGATAAATATTTCCCTATCGTTAATCAGGAGCAGGCAAACACCGAGTCGCTGGCCGCTGACATCATCATCAGCCAGAAGCGAATCGGCAACCTGCCAGCCGTGCGCGTGCCTTACTTCCCGGCAAATGCCCTGATGGTGACGCGTCTCGACAATCTGTCGATTTACTTCATGGATGACGCACACCGCCGCGCCATCATCGAAGAGCCGAAAAAAGACCGCGTCGAAAACTACGAGTCAATGAATATCGACTACGTGGTCGAGGCTTACGCCGCCGGGTGCCTGATTGAAAATATCACGCTCGGTGACTTCACCGCACCTGCAGCACCGGAAGGCGGAGAGTAAGCCATGACGAGTCCCGCAGCGCGTCACATGATGCGGGTCTCGGCCTCTGAAACTGCGCAGCGGGCTGCAGTCCCGCTGCGTAATGCAACTGCCTATGAGCAGATGCTCGTTAAGCTGGCCGCAGACAACCGCACGCTAAAACAAATCAGTTCAAAAGAGCGTAAAGCCGCGAAGAAACGCGAGCTGCTGCCGTTCTATCTGCCGTGGGTGGCTGGCGTCCTCGACAGTGGTAAAGGGGCGCAGGATGACATCGTCATGACGGTCATGCTGTGGCGTCTCGATGCTGACGATATCGCCGGGGCGCTGGAGATAGCCCGTTACGCCATGACCTACGGCCTCACCATGCCGGTCGGTCGCCGTCCGACGCCGTGCCTGCTGGCCGAAGAGGTCACGCTCGCCGCGCAGCGCCTGCTCGCTGCAAAACAGCCGGTCGAACTGGCGAACCTGCTCGACACCATCGCGCTGACGGAGCGCGCGGATATGCCCGATATCGTGCGTGCGAAGCTGCACAAAATCACCGGCTACGTGCTGCGTGATGCGAAGCAACTGCCCGAGGCGCTGGCGCACCTGCAGCGTGCGATCCAGTTGGAAAGCACTATCGGGGTGAAAAAGGATATCGAGCAGTTAGCGCGCCAGCTCAGGCCAAAACCTGAACCCGCCCCGAAAACCAAAACGACTCAACCGCGCACGCGCAAACCTGCCGCTAAACCGGCGGCACGGCGCGGGCGTCCACCAAAGGCGGCAAAAGCCGCAGGTTAACCGAGCGCTCCCCGAGCCGGGCGGCACGCCGTTCAATGCGGGTATTCCTTACCCTGACTGCGAGCGGCGTCCACCGCCCACCTATTACCCGAGGTTGTCATGACGACGCTGATTATTGAGCAAAACAAAGAGCCGCAGGATGTGCCGGGCGTGGTGATACCACCACCGGGCGTGAGCGAGCCGGTAATCAAAAACACCCCGTTTTATCCTGACGTGGATCCGAAGCGCGTGCGGGAGGAAATGCGGTTAGAGCAGACCGTTTCCCCCGTGCGCCTGCGCCGGGCGATTAAGACCGCCATCGCGGAGACGAATGCGGAGCTGAGCGAATGGCGCGAGCGTCAGCTCGAAGCCGGTCACGCCACGCTGGCGGATGTCCCGACCGACCAGCTCGACGGCGAGAGCGTGCGCGTTTTCCACTATTTCAACGCCGTGTGTTCGATGACGACGGCCACGCTTTATGAACGTTTTCGCGGCGTGGATGCGACCGCCAAAGGTGACAAAAAGGCCGACAGTATCGACAGCACTATCGATGAGATGTGGCGGGATATGCGCTGGTCTGTGGCGCGAATCCAGGACAAAGCGCGCTGTATCGTGGGGCAAATCTGATGAAAGTCTACGCGCTGCAGGGCGACACCCTCGACGCGATTTGCGCCCGGTATTACGGGCGAACTGAGAGCGTGGTCGAAACCGTCTTAGAGGCTAATCCCGGCCTGTCTGAGCTCGGCGTTATCCTGCCGCACGGTACGGCAATAGAGCTGCCCGAGACCGACAGCGCGGCCAGAACCGAAACGGTGAATCTATGGGACTGAGTATGGAAAAAATCACCACGTTTATCGCCTACTGGCTGGCCGTGGGGCTGGCATATGTCGGGGCAATGTCACCCGAAAAGATGGCGCTTTACGTGGGCGGCGGATGCGCCATTTTTACCGCGCTAACGAACTACTGGTTTAAGCGCAAGACGTACCTCTATCTGACATCGCTCGGACTCGATAAAGGGGCTATTCGTGAAATCAATCGTTAAAAAATGCAGTGTGGCCGCAGTGCTGGCGCTGGCGGCGCTGATGCCTGACTTTCGACTGCTTAACACCTCGCCCGAGGGGCTGGCGCTAATTGCCGACCTCGAAGGTTGTCGCCTGACGCCTTACCAGTGCAGCGCGGGAGTGTGGACGTCAGGCATCGGCCACACTGCAGGCGTCGTCCCGAAAGGGGACATCACCGGGCGTCAGGCGGCGGCGAACCTTGTCGCGGATGTGATGAACGTCGAGAAACGTCTCGCGGTCTGCGCGCCGGTGGAAATGCCGCAGCACGTTTACGACGCGCTGGTCAGCTTCTCATTCAACGTGGGAACCGGCGCGGCCTGCCGCTCAACGCTGGTCTCGTACATCAAGCGTCATCAATGGTGGCAGGCGTGCGACCAGTTCACCCGTTGGGTTTATGTGAATGGCTCAATCGATAAAGGGCTGGAAAATCGCCGCGCGCGAGAGCGTGCCTACTGCATCAGGGGTATTCAATGAAAGTGATGTTGTTTTTACTAGCCGCGCTGATGGCGGTTGTGCTCTGGCAGCGCCATGAAAACGGCAACCTGATGCGCTCCTTTGAACGGGCAAACAAGGTGGCAGGTGAACAGAAAAACGTGATCGGGATGCTGAAAAACCAGCTTTCCGTTTCGCAGGGAATTGCCAGGAAAAACGAAACCGCGCAGGTCACTTTACGCGGTGAGTTAATCGCCGCCGGTGCAATGGCCGTGCGACGGGAAGAAACCATTACAAGGCTGATAAATGAGAATGAAACGTTACGCCGCTGGTATAGCGACAAGCTGCCTGATGTTGTGCGCAGGCTGCACACCCGCGCCGGTTGCGCCTCCGCCGGTCATTGTTTACAGCGCCTGCCCGAAGGTGAGCTATTGCCCGATGCCGGAAAGCGACCCGGTCGTTAATGGCGACCTGAGTGCAGATATCCGCAGGCTTGAGCACGCGCTCGCCGCCTGCGCGCTGCAGATTGAAACCGTCAAAGACTGTCAGGATAAACTCGATGAAGAAAGCAATCAGCCTGCGCAAGGCGTTAATCGACGCCGTCCCGCAGCTTAAAACCAATCCCGAGATGATGCGCATTTTTGCCGACGAGGGGAATATCGATGCGCGGCTCGCGGCTTCCCTGTCCCACGAGAAAATTTACACCCTGAATGTGATCGTGTGTGATTTTGTGGGCGACCCTGATTTGATTTTCGTGCCGGTGGCCGCGTGGCTGCGTGAGCATCAGCCGGATATCTGCACGCTCGATGACGGGCGCAAAAAGGGCTACCGTTTCCAGATGGATTTAAACGACGAGGACAGTGTCGACATTAGCATCAGCCTGCAGCTCACCGAGCGCACCCTCATCAAAGAGGAAAACGGCGCGCTGCATGTCAGCTATGCCCCTGAGCCTCCGCTGCCTGAGCCGGTCACGCGGCCGAAAGAGCTCTATATTAACGGCGAACTGGTGAGCAAATGGGATGAGTGACTTTAAGCCTTTTGACAACCAGCTCGCCGGGCTGCTTGCTGCCCTGTCACCCGCAGGGCGTCGCAAGCTTGCTGGTGACATTGCAAAGGAACTGCGCAAGTCGCAACAGCAACGGATTAAACAGCAAAAAGCACCGGACGGCTCACCGTATCAGGCGCGAAAGCGTCAGCCTCTCAGGGCTAAGGTCGGGCGGATTAAACGGGCGATGTTTCAGAAGCTGCGCACTAACCGGTACATGAAAGCCAGTGGCCGTGAAAACAGTGCCGTGGTGGAATTTACCGGCAAGGTACAGCGCATCGCACGGATTCACCAGCATGGTTTAAAAGACCGGTCCAATTGTCACAGTAGTGAAGTCCAATATCCACAGCGTAAGTTACTTGGCGTGAGTTTTGACGATAAACATTTAATTGAAGCGCTCGTAATTAGGTGTGTTAAGGAAGTTGGATTTATGAAATGAATTGATTTGTAAAAGAGAGAGTGTGGGGCTATAAGTCTTTCAATTACCCAAGGCTTGTTTTTAGTAATTAAATGCAAGCTAAGTTTGTTCTTAGCTTGCTTGGTGGCGTTATTTACACTTATTGTTTAAATAGGTTCTTATATATTGATCAATTAGTTTGCTAAGTTGTTTGTTGACCTCGTCGTGTTTTTGAGGGCTGCGCATTTTTGAAAGGTGACGCTCTAAAAATTTTGAAGGTAGCTTTATAATCAGTTTGCTGTGATTATCATAAATCTCTTTAACCCAAGTTAACTCTTTATGCTTCTCTAAGTTTTCCGTATGGTCTCTATTGATTATAAAGGCCAGTCTACCATAGTCTTTATATAGATAAGAGTTCACTTGTCTATATTCGTTGGCGCCGAGATCCCGGTAGTTCTTTATTTCGAAGATGACCTGTCTGGATTGATAGTCTGTTAATATTCTTTTCCAAACAGGTGTGTCTGCTAAATTTGTTGCAATAATATCTCTTTGTTGCAAGCCATTTTTATTGGCGTGAAGTTCAATGTTGGTTAAGTTTGTGGCAAATAATATTTTAATTGCTTTTAAGGCCCATGCTTCAAAGTCAACAGCGCCTTCAATGCCTTCTGGAATCTCACTGAGTTCTTGCAGTAGAGCCCCAATTCGTTGTTTTCTTTGTTCAACAGATACAGAGCTAACTTCTATATCATATTCATCGTGAATGTCATCTGCCGTTTGTGGGTTTATCTCAGACTCATAGATGCTTAATGCCAGCCAATAACACGGGTGTATTAATAATCTTGAGCTTGCTGTAAACTCTTTATCCGGTTCTTTACCATCATGACAAAAAACATAGGATGATGATAGTTGATTATATAAGCCAAAGAAACCTACGCTGTATAACCTTTTGATAACTTGTATTGGCCCCTCGAATAGAAGAATGTCTTGTAATTTGAGCTTGTCAGTAACCTCTTTTATTTCAAAGGCTTGATTGATGATGCTCGAGGCTTCAGATATACTAAAGTCAGATTTGTTGTTGGCAAATAATGAGGTAAATATATCTAGTGCAGGGAAGACGTTATCATATTCTTTCAAAAGGTCATTTAGTCTGTTTTGGGATATGGTGTTTGCAGTAGCTTTAATATCATCAATAATGATTTTTGTTCGTTCTTGAGTTGATGCTCGCAGGAAGGCGTCATTCAATAATACCAATATGTCTCTTGGTCTATATAAGGTTAGTTTGAGAGTTTCTTTAAACCCAGTGTTGGATTGTAGTTCATTAGCTGTGTAAGCATTCCAAACACGCGTGTTATTTTCAATGTTTGAATTAAATGCAACTCTCATTCTATTGCAAACAAGGTTGAAAAGGTTATATTCATCCCAATGCAATCTAAGAACTTGACCTTCAATGTTACGAGTGAAATCAGGATCCATCTTAGATATTGCTCTATGGATATTGTCTCGAACAAATGCAAATGCTATTACTTTCTCTTGCAGGTTTTGTTTTATATCTATTACTGACTGGATAAACCCATCGACAATTGCCACTCCGAGATCATCTGGTGTATAGCCTTCATCTAATCTATCTGCAAAAATAACAAATTGGTGGTTTGATTTTTCAATTGCTTCAAAAATTACTTCTTCAAGTAAATCCAATTCAAATTCGTCAGATAAATCAGAAATCCTTGTTGCTGGTTTGACGTCTTTGCTTTTTTCAAGTATTGCGATTAATTTTTTTCTGATTTTGCTGCTGATGTTTTGTCTTTTTGCGCCCCAGCTTAATAAATGTTTCTCAACACTTTTATAATCGAGGTCATTTTTCATTTTATAATGATTTGCGATCTCAGATAATATTTCCATGTATATGGCATATCGCCATGCAAGTTTACTTCCGGCTTTTATATGTAAATAATTATCACCAAAAAGAGCGACAACATCTCTTAATCCTATTATTTGTTCTTCTATTGGGCTAATTGTCATTACATATGTTTTAGGTTTTGCATGCCAATGTTTTGAGAGCATGTGAACCAAAGCACTCTTACCAGTCCCCCTACGCCCTACAACAATACATCTATCATAAGATTCCAAAAGTGCTTTGTAATCAGTAGTCTGCCAAAAAGATGCTTCAAGCATTTTTTCGTCATGTTCTGCTCGGATATCGCCTAGAACATTACCTTTCATGTATTATCCTTATATATCTTCTAGGGTTGTTGCTATCTAGATGCATTATTTGAAGACAATAGATTAAAATCATTTTTTATTAAACTAATTAACTCGAATAAAATAGCATTTCTGGATTTTTAGGCAAGATAAAGATGTGTCGATTTATTTTCAGTGAAAGATGTAAGAATCTTATGGTTCACTGTTTTTTTTGAGGTATTTTCATATATATCAATTTGTTAAGTGAGGGTTGGGGTGGTTTATGGCATGAAAAAGATTTGGCTGCAGGCGGTTAATCGCCATTAGATAACTTTGCCCATACTTGTTGTGTCCTTAACCAAAAAACTTAGTTTTCTGGCTGCTTATTGCATGTGGCGGCATTCTTAGCTCATGAACACTTTAAATTCTCTACAGGACATCGCCCGCGCGATCCGCAACCTTATCCGCACCGGCATTGTGACCGATATTGACCTCGACGAGGGGCTGTGTCGTGTCCAGACCGGCGGTATGCAAACCACCTGGTTAAACTGGCTCACCTGTCGCGCCGGTCGCTCTCGCGTGTGGTGGGCTCCCTCGGTCGGTGAGCAGGTGTTATTGCTGGCCATCGGTGGCGAGCTCGATACGGCCTTTGTGCTGCCGGGAATTTTCTCTGACGACAATCCCGCGCCGTCTGCCTCGCCCGATGCGATTCATGTCGCCTTTCCTGACGGGGCGGTTATCGAGTACGAGCCCGAAATCGGGGCGCTCACCGTGTCCGGTATCAAAACCGCCGACGTCACCGCGTCGGATTCCATTACGGCCACCGTGCCGGTGGTGCTGGTGAAAGCGGAAACCCGTATCACGCTCGACACACCCGAGGTGGTGTGTACCAACAAGCTGACGACCGGCACGCTCGAAGTGCAGAAAGGCGGGAAGATGTCCGGCGACATCGAGCACACCGGCGGAAAACTGACCTCAAACGGCGTGCAGGTGGATGACCACGATCACGGCGGCGTCGAACGGGGCGGAAGCTGGACGGAGGGAACTAAATGACGGTGCGTTATCTGGGCATGAACAGCCAGACCGGCCTCAGTATCTCGGAGGTCGAGCACATCAGGCAAAGCGTGCGCGACATTCTGATTACGCCTGTTGGCTCGCGCGTCATGCGCCGTGAATACGGCTCCCTCCTGTCGGCTCTGATTGACCAGCCGCAGACCAGGGCGCTGCGCCTGCAGATTATGGCCGCGTGTTATTCCGCGATCCAGAAATGGGAGCCCCGCGTCAGCCTGACAAGCATCACCTTTGAGCGGTCGGAGGATGACGGAGGGCTCTATGTCGACATCACCGGCACGCGCTCGGCTAACAGCCAGCCCTTTTCCCTCACCATTCCACTGAGTTAAACGCTATGGCAATTGTTGACCTGAACCAGCTCGCCGCGCCCGATGTCGTGGAAGTGCTGGACTATGAGACCATCCTCGCAGAGCGTAAGGCGACGCTCGTCTCGCTTTATCCTGAGGAACAGCAGGAGGCCGTCGCGCGCACCCTGACGCTCGAATCAGAGCCGATTGTTAAGCTGCTGCAGGAAAACGCCTACCGGGAAGTTATCTGGCGACAGCGCGTCAACGAGGCCGCGCGTGCGGTCATGCTGGCTTACGCTGCCGGGAGCGACCTCGACCAGATAGGGGCAAATTCCAACGTCCCACGACTCGTTATTACCCCGGCAGACGACACGACGTTTCCGCCCACGCCAGCCGTGATGGAATCGGACACTGACTATCGCCTGCGTATCCAGCAAGCCCCTGAGGGGCTAAGTACCGCAGGCTCAACCGGCGCATATCAGTTTCATGGCCGCAGCGCCGACGGGCGTGTCGCGGATATTTCCGTCATCAGTCCCGAACCCGCGTGCGTTACCGTGTCGGTGCTGTCGCGTGAAAATAACGGCGTGGCCTCTGACGAGCTGCTCGCCATTGTGCGCACTGCGCTTAACGACGAGGACGTCCGGCCGGTTGCCGACCGCGTGACCGTGCAGTCAGCAAAAATTGTCGACTATAAAATCACCGCGTCGCTTTACCTTTACCCCGGTCCAGAAAGTGAGCCGGTGCTCAGTGCGGCAAAAGCAAAGCTACAGGCATATATCAGCGCGCAGCACCGGCTCGGGCGTGACATCCGTAAATCTGCCATCTATGCGGCGCTTCACGTCGAGGGGGTGCAGCGCGTCGAGCTGGCCGCGCCGGTGGCCGACATCGTGCTCGATGACACTCAGGCGTCATGGTGCACCGAGTACTGCGTGACCATCAGGGGCAACGATGAATGACACCCGACTGTTGCCGGTGGGCTCGTCACCGCTTGAGGTTGCCGCCGCGCGTGCCTGCGCAGAAATCGAAAACACCCCCGTTCCCCTGCGCCGTCTCTGGAGCCCTGACGACTGCCCGGCAAACCTGCTGCCGTGGCTGGCGTGGGCGTTTTCCGTCGACCGGTGGGATGAGAGCTGGCCGGAGGACACAAAGCGGGAAGTGATCCGCGCGGCGTGGTTTATCCACGCGCACAAGGGGACGATTGGCGCAGTGCGCCGCGTGGTGGAGCCGCTCGGCTATGTGATTAACGTCTCTGAGTGGTGGGAGACAAACGACCCGCCCGGCACGTTTCGCCTCGATATCGGCGTGCTGGAGACGGGCATCACCGAGGAAATGTACTACGAAATGGAGCGGCTTATTGCCGATGCAAAGCCCGCCAGCCGCCATTTAATCGGCCTCAATATTATTCAGGATATCCCCGGCTACCTCTACGCCGGCGCTCTGTCCTATGACGGCGACATCATCACGGTTTACCCCGGATAAGTGAGAGCACAATGACAGTGAAATACAAAACGGTCATCACCAAAGCCGGTGCAATCAAACTGGCTGCAGCGACCCTCCCGAACGGGAAAAAGGTGAACCTGACGGTGATGGCCGTGGGTGACGGTGGCGGCACGCTGCCGGTGCCTGACCCGAACCAGACAAAACTCGTCAAAGAGGTATGGCGTCACGCGCTGAACAAAATCAGCCAAGACAAAAAGAATAAAAATTACGTCGTGGCGGAACTGCTTATCCCGCCTGAGACCGGCGGTTTCTGGATGCGTGAGCTCGGGCTCTATGATGACACCGGCACGCTGATTGCGGTCGGCAATATGGCCGAAAGCTACAAGCCAGCGCTGGCGGAGGGGTCAGGCCGCGCACAGACCGTGCGTATGGTAATCATGGTGAGCGACATCGAGTCAGTCGAGCTGACGATTGATACCTCAACGGTGATGGCAACGCAGGACTACGTCGACGACAAAATTGCGGGGCATGAGCAGTCCCGCCGCCATCCTGACGCCACGCTCACCGCAAAGGGTTTTACTCAGCTCAGCAGCGCGACCGACAGCACGTCTGAAAGCGTCGCAGCGACGCCGAAAGCGGTTAAGGCAGCGTATGACCTTGCGAAAGGTAAGTACACCGCTCAGGACGCCACCACGGCGCAAAAGGGTATCGTCCAGCTCAGTAGTGCGACCGACAGCGTGTCTGAAAGCGTCGCAGCGACGCCGAAAGCGGTTAAGGCAGCGTATGACCTTGCGAAAGGTAAGTACACCGCTCAGGACGCCACCACGGCGCAAAAGGGCATCGTCCAGCTCAGCAGCGCGACCGACAGCACGTCTGAGGTGCTGGCAGCGACACCGAAAGCGGTTAAGGCTGCGTTTGATGCCGCTAAGTCTGCGAATGAAAATGCTGAAGGGCGCGTGCCAAAAGGGGCTGGCCTGAATACCTATGCTGAATCATTTGCCGATATTGCTGTTGATTTAAGGACGCGAAGTGGCTTTTTTAACGGCTCCTCTGTAAAAAATGGCATGCCCGGCGGCCATACGTGGAAGCAATACATCAACGCCGCACACTCTAATACTCAGGGCTATAACACCGTCATTGGGATTGATTTTGATGGCAATGTCATTGGTTTTGCCGCTGTCACTGCAGGCGTTTTTAAGGGCTGGAAACTTATTCATCATGACGGATATAACAATTACCCGGTAGGTGCGCCGATCCCATGGCCGTCTGATACGGTGCCAGCCGGTTACGCCATTATGGCCGGACAAGCGTTTGATAAATCTGCATATCCACTTCTGGCGGCGGCATATCCTTCAGGCGTCATCCCGGATATGCGCAGCTGGACGATTAAGGGGAAACCCGCAAGCGGTCGCGCAGTGCTGTCGCAGGAGCTGGACGGCGTTAAGTCGCACGCCCACGGTGCATCGGCTTCATCAACCGATCTCGGCACTAAAACGACCAGCGCATTCGATTACGGGACGAAAACGACCAGTGCCTTTGACTACGGAACAAAGTCATCAAACAGCACGGGCGCACACACGCACAGTATTTCCGGTACAGCAGCAAGCGCGGGTGCTCATAACCACTCCGTCCCTGTGTGGGTTGGCAGCGGGGGGGCTGGTGCTGGCCGATATGTGGATCGTAATGAGTTTAATAACGCACAGAATAACAACCCAAATGGTCCGCCTACAACGAGTGCGGGTGCGCATACGCATACCATTTCAGGCACGGCGGCCAGCGCTGGCGCGCATGCGCACACGGTAGCCGTAGGGGCTCACACGCATACGGTGGCCGTAGGTTCGCACACTCACTCGGTTGTTATGGGGTCACACACCCACACCATCACTGTTGCCGCCACCGGTAACGCAGAGAACACCGTCAAAAACATTGCTTATAACTACATTGTGAGGCTCGCATAATGGCTTTTAAATTTTCTGGTAAAGACCGCACTATCCGAATTTATAACCTCCGCGCAGACACCCGGGAGTTTATTGGCGCGGGTGATGCCTATATACCGGCTAATACGGGTCTCCCGGCAGACTGCACCAATATTGCGCCGCCTGACGTGCCGGAGGGAAAGGTCGCTGTATTCAACGGAACAACGTGGGAGCTGGTCGAGGACTACCGAAACCAAACGCTCTATAGCAAAGAAACAGGCGAGCGCGTTTATATCGCCGCGCCCGGTGCTTTACCTGCCGATGTGACGACCATTGCCCCTGACGGAAACTATATGCGCTGGGGTGGCGAAAGCTGGGAGAAAGACACGGAGGCAGAACGCGCCGCAGCGTTGTCATTTGCTGAAGGTGAAAAAAAACGGCTGATGCAGGAAGCTACGCTCACGATTGAAACATTACAGGATGCTGTCGATTTGGGGGAGGCGAGCGAGAATGAGGTCAGCATGTTGACGGTGTGGAAAAAGTACCGTGTTTATCTTAGCCGGGTTTCCCCTGATGCCGCGCCGGATATTGAATGGCCTGCACTCCCGGTGTGAAAGGTTTCTGACAGATATAAAAAACCCGCGTTAAGCGGGTTTAGTCATAGGGGCATTCTTCATAGTCATTTTCTGTTTCATCACTGGCAAACAGTTTGAGCCAGCAAAAGCCAAGCAGACACCATGCAGTCAGACCACCAACAATCCAGAGTAAAATCGTCATTCTCGCTCCCTCGTTAATGGCGCAACGATAGCGACAATATCCCCTCATTGATAATGGTTATCAGCGATCAATTCCCCCTGATTGATCGCTGGAAACGATCAATCATCTTTCCCGCACGCCCCGACCGCTCGCTGCCCGTTGTGCTGTCACTCCTCCAACGGCATTACGTTTCGCACGCCTCTTACACAACAGAAAATAGTTGCACCCCTTAACCACGGAGTTAAACGGATGAGTGACTATCATCACGGCGTGGAGGTCATCGAGATTAGCGATGGCACGCGCACCATTTCCACCGTCTCGACGGCCATCATCGGCATGGTCTGCACGGCCAGCGATGCTGACGAAAAGACATTTCCACTCAATGAGCCGGTGCTGATTACCAGCGTGCAAAACGCCATCGGTAAAGCCGGTAAACTTGGCACCCTGTCAAAATCCCTGCAGGCCATTGCCGACCAGTGCAAGCCGGTCGTTGTGGTTGTGCGCGTTGCCGAAGGTACCGACGACCCGGATAACCCGGAAGCGGCGCAGAAAGAGACCATTTCCAACATCATCGGCACGACCGACGAAAACGGCAAATACACCGGCCTTAAGGCGCTGCTGGCTGCAAAAACCGTCACCGGCGTTAAGCCGCGCATTCTCGGCGTGCCGGGGCTGGACTCTCAGGAAGTGGCGACCGCGCTCGCGGCGACCTGTCAGAGCCTGCGCGCGTTTGGCTATATCAGCGCATGGGGCTGCAAGACCATTTCTGAAGCCATTGCCTACCGCGAGAATTTCAGCCAGCGCGAGCTGATGGTCATTCACCCTGATTTTCTTGCATGGGACACCACGGCGAACGATACCGATATTGCATGGGCGACCGCCCGCGCGCTCGGCCTGCGTGCCAAAATCGACCAGGAGACCGGCTGGCACAAAACGCTCTCTAACGTCGGCGTGAATGGCGTCACCGGCGTCAGTGCCTCGGTCTCGTGGGATTTGCAGGAGAAAGCCACAGACGCAAACCTGCTTAATCAGGCCGGTGTCACCACGCTTATTCGTAACGACGGCTTTAAATTCTGGGGCAACCGTACCAGCTCAGATGACCCGCTTTTCCTGTTTGAAAACTACACCCGCACGGCGCAGGTGCTTGCCGACACGATGGCGGAGGCGCACGCGTGGGCGATTGATAAACCCGTCACCGCGACGCTTATCCGCGACATCGTCGCCGGTATGAATGCGAAATTCCGCGAGCTGAAAAACAACGGCTATATCGTTGACGGCTCCTGCTGGTACGACCCGGAGTCAAACAGCGTGGAAACGCTCAAGGCGGGGAAACTGTATATCGATTACGACTACACCCCCGTCCCGCCGCTGGAAAACCTGACCCTGCGCCAGCGCATCACCGATACCTATCTGGCGAACCTGTCAGACTCGGTCAACAGCTAAGGAGCTCAGAGCATGGCCTTACCACGCAAACTGAAATACCTGAACATGTTTAACGACGGCCTCAGCTACATGGGCGTCGTTGAATCCGTCACCCTGCCAAAGCTGACCCGCAAGCTTGAGAAATATCGCGGCGGCGGGATGCCGGGCTCGGTGTCGATTGACCTCGGCCTCGATGACGACGCGTTGTCACTTGAGTGGACGCTCGGCGGTCTGCCTGACGTCGAACTGTGGGCGCAGTACGCGTCACCGGGTGCGGATAGCGTACCGCTGCGTTTTACCGGCTCGTACCAGCGCGATGACACCGGCGCTATCTCTGCCGTTGAGGTGGTCATGCGTGGCCGTCACAAAGAGTACGACGGCGGCGAAAACAAACAGGGCGAAAGCGGCACGACCAAAATGTCGACCGAGTGCGCGTACTACCAGCTCACGATTGACGGCAAAGAGGTCATCGAGATTGACGTCATCAACATGGTGATGAAAGTCGACGGCGTCGACCGTCTGGCGGAACACCGTAAGGCGATTGGCCTGTAACCCCTTAACCGGTCGGCAATGCTGGCCGGTCATTTAACTTTGACGAGAGAAACATCATGGAAAACATCAACGAAATCGCCACTACCGAAACTGAAAACCCGAACATTGTGATCCTCGATAACCCTGTCATGCGCGGTGAGCAGAAAATCGAACAGGTGACCGTCACAAAACCCAACGCGGGAACCCTGCGCGGTGTGAGTCTGGCCTCGCTGGCAAATTCTGACGTCGATGCGCTGATTAAGGTGCTGCCGCGCATGACTTACCCGGCACTCACCGAGCATGAGGTCACGCGTCTGGAAGCATCAGACCTGATTTTATTCGCCGGTAAGGTGGTTGGTTTTTTGTCGCCATCTTCGGCTCGCTGACGTTCCCCGATAACCTGTCGGTCGATGACCTGATGGCGGATATCGCGGTGATTTTTCACTGGCCGCCATCAGAGCTGAATTCCCTGAGCGTGACCGAGCTCATCACATGGCGCGATAAGGCGCTGCAGCGAAGCGGAAACCACCATGAGCAATAACGTCAGACTTGAGGTGCTGCTTAACGCAGTAGACCGGGCAAGCCGACCGCTCAAAGCTATCCAGAACGCCAGTAAATCCCTTGCTGGCGATATCCGCACTTCTCAAAACACCCTGCGCGATCTGAATGCGCAGGCGTCCCGAATTGACGGATTCAGGAAAGCGAGCGCACAGCTTGCCGTGACCGGTCAGTCGCTTAACAAAGCAAAACAGGAGGCCGCAGCGCTGGCCGTCCAGTTTAAAAACACCGAAAACCCCACCAATGCGCAGGCGCGCGCGATGGAGGCGGCAAAGAAATCCGCCGCTGACCTGCAGCTCAAATATAACGGGCTCAGGCAGTCGGTACAGCGCCAGCGCACCGAGCTCGCGCAGGCTGGCATAAACACCCGCACGTTGTCGACGGATGAGCGCCGTCTGAAATCCAGCATCAGCGAAACAACCGCGCAGCTTAACCGGCAACGTGATGCACTGGCGCGCGTCAGTCAGCAACAGGCCAGACTCAGCGCGGTAAAAAGCCGCTATGAATCTGGGCAACAGCTCGCCGCCGGTGCGCGTAATGCCGGGATGGTGGGCGTCGGGGTGGCGACCGCCGGGCTTTATGGTGCGTCACGCTTTATTGCGCCGGGTATCGGTTTTGACAAGCAGATGTCAGGCACGCAGGCGATCCTCGAGCTCGATAAGGGCGACGATAAGTTCGCGGCCATTCGTCAACAGGCGCGTGATATCGGTGCGACAACCGCCTTTTCGCCGGGTGATGTAGCGCGCACGCAGACCACGCTCGCACGCTCGGGCTATAACGCCGATGACGTGCTGGCTGCGACCGGTTCGACCGTAAACCTGAGCCTCGCGGCCGACGTGGATATCGCAGAAGCCGCCGACATTATCACTAACATGCAGTCGGCATTTAACCTGCCGACCACCGAGATTGAGCGTGTCGCGGATGTGATGACGAAAGGCTTTACGTCATCAAACACCGGCCTCGTCGAGCTGGGCGAGGCGATGAAGTATGTTGCGCCAATTGCCGAGGCTGCAGGGGCGAGCATCGAAGACACGACCGCCATGCTCGGCATCCTGGCGGATAACGGGATTAAAGGCTCGATGGCCGGGACGGGGGCGAGCGCCATTTTCAACCGCCTGCAAGCCCCCATGGGTAAGGCCGTTGAGGCTATTTCAGAATTAGACGTGAAAACCCGAGACTCAAAAGGGAACATGCTGCCGGTCGAGAAAATCCTCAAAGCGATTCACAAATCCTTTGAGAAAAACAAGCTCGGCACCGCAGAGCAGGGCGAATATCTGAAAGTCATTTTCGGTGAAGAGGCCATGAAAGGGGCGATTAAACTCGTCGCCGCTGCCGGTGATGGCTCGCTCGACAATAAGCGTCAGCAAATCAGGGATTCAAAAGGTACGACCGAGCGTATTGCGAAAATCCAGACGGACAACCTCGACGGCGATCTGAAAAACCTTCAGTCAGCATGGGAAGACCTGCAGATTGAGGTGTTCGAAAAAGAAGATTCATCACTGCGCCGCCTGACTGTTTCCGCGACCAACTGGCTTGGAACGGTGGCCGCGTGGGCGAAAGCTAACCCTGAACTGACGCAAACCCTGTTCAATCTTGTCGCCGGTGGGCTGGCGCTGGTCGGCGTGCTGGGAGGGATTGGCCTGATTGCGTGGCCTGTCATTGCAGGGATAAACGCGATTATCGCTGCTGCTGGCATGCTGAGCGTCGTTTTCACTACTGCCGGAAGTGCCATTGTCGCGGCATTAGGGGCAATCAGTCTGCCGGTGGTCGCGGTGGTCGCTGCCGTGGTGGCAGGTGCTCTATTGATTCGTAAATACTGGGAGCCCATCAGCGTATTCTTCTCGGGTGTGGTAGAGGGATTAAAATCGGCCTTTGCGCCGGTGGCTGACATCTTTTCCCCGCTCGCGCCGGTGTTTGATTCAGTCATCGAAAAATTGCGGGGTGTCTGGCAGTGGTTTACCGACCTGATAGCGCCCGTTAAGGCAACGCATGAGACGCTCGACAGCTGCAAAAATGCGGGGGTAATGTTCGGTAAGGCACTCGCTGATGCGCTGTTGTTCCCGCTCAAAAGTTTCGACAAATTGCGCGGCGGCGTTAACTGGTTACTGGAGAAACTCGGGGTTATCAATAAAGAGTCGAGCGACCTTGACCAGAAAGCCGCAAAAGCCAATGCGGCAACGGGTTCAGGTAAAGAGTCCAGTATCAGACCAACCTCGTTCTTTGGCGATTCTCAGTGGTATCACCCGGTGCCGGTTCCTGCCGGGAAGACCTACGTAGACCAGAGCAAGCCAGAATATAACATCACCCTACATGGTGGCATCGCACCGGGTACAGACCTTGACCGGCAGCTCCGCGAAGCCGTCGAAAGACTCGACCAGCAAAACCGTGCGCGTCAGCGCTCAAGTATGCGTCACGATGGATGAGGGCTAAAGCATGTTAATGGTTTTAGGTTTATTTGTGTTTGAGCGCCGCACGCTGCCACATCAGTCAATGCAGTATTCGAAAGAGTACCGCTGGGCGTCAAATGACCGCATCGGCAAACCACCGGCCTATCAGTTTCTCGGGGAGGGGGAAACCTCGCGCACGCTATCGGGCGTGCTGTACCCCGAAATCACCGGCGGTCGCCTCTCACTGACCGCCATCGAGCTGATGGCCGACGAAGGCAGGGCGTGGCCGCTGATTGACGGAACGGGCATGATCCACGGCATGTATGTCATCGATAAAGTGACCCACACGCACAGCGAATTATTCAGCGACGGCGCAGCCAGAAAAATCGAGTTTAGCCTCTCGCTGAAACGGGTCGATGAGTCGCTCGCGGCGATTTACGGCGACCTGAAAACGCAGGCCGACAATCTGGTGACATCTGCTGGTAACTGGCTGGGAGGGCTGGCGGGATGATTACGGGTATGAATATTCAGGCCGGTGCAAAGATTGCCCCGGCGTTTATGCTCAAGCAGGATAACGAAGATATTACGCAGGATTTCAGCGACAGGCTAATCAGCCTGACCATGACGGACAATCGCGGATTCGAGGCCGACCAGCTCGATATCGAGCTCGATGATACCGACGGGCAAATCGCTATGCCTCCGCGCGGCGCAACGTTAACGCTGTGGCTGGGGTGGCAGTATAGCGCCCTGATAAAAAAAGGCACCTTTACGGTAGATGAAATCGAGCACCGTGGCGCGCCAGATACGCTGACCATCCGGGGGCGCAGCGCTGATTTTCGCGGGTCGCTGAACTCACGCCGGGAACAGTCATGGCACGACACCACACTCGGGGTAATTGTTGAGACTATCGCAGCGCGCAATAAGCTTGAGGCCAGCGTGGCCGATACGTTGAAAGCGATCCCCGTCCATCATATTGACCAGACCCAGGAATCCGACGCGGTGTTTCTGTCCCGTCTGGCTGACCTTAACGGTGCGGCGGTTTCGGTAAAAGCGGGAAAACTTCTGCTACTGAAAGCCGGGAGCGGCAGGACGGCCAGCGGCAAGCCCATCCCGCAGTTGACGATCGAACGGGGCGACGGCGACCGTCATCAATTTGCGATTGCTGACCGGGAAGCCTACACCGGCGTAACGGCAAAATGGCTGCACACCAAAGACCCGAAACCGCAAAAGCAAAAGGTGAAGCTCAAACGCAAGCCAAAGGTACAGCACCTGCGTGCGCTGCAGCACCCGAAAGCGACCAAAACCACTGCAAAGGTAAGAGCCAAAAAAGAGCAGGAAGCCCGCGAGGGTGAGTATATGGCCGGTGAGTCTGACAACGTGCTGGAGCTGACAACCATCTTCGCGACAAAGGCGCAGGCCATGCGCGCCGCTCAGGCAAAGTGGGACAAGCTGCAGCGCGGCGTCGCGGAGTTTTCAATCTCGCTGGCTATTGGCCGCGCCGATTTATTTCCTGAAACGCCAATCGCGGTAAAAGGGTTTAAGCGCGTCATAGACGAGCAGGCTTGGATAATCAGCCGGGTGGTGCATAACCTCAACGGGAACGGCTACACGACGGGCTTAGAGCTTGAAGTTAAGGTTTCGGATGTGGAGTACGAAAGCGAAGAATTAATGCAGTGAATTATATTTAACTATTTGATATATAAGGATAAATTGAGTAAAATTAATGCATCGGAAATTCAATGAGGTGCTCGCAATGTTTCACTGTCCAAAATGCCATTTCGCCGCTCACGCTCGTACAAGTCGCTATTTTTCAGACACGACAAAAGAGCGTTATCATCAGTGCACTAATATCAACTGCAGTTGCACGTTTGTCACCACTGAGACTGTCGAGCGTTACATTGTTTCGCCAGGCGAGGTCGTGCCAGCGCCGCCGCACCCGACAACGTCAGGCCAGGAGCAGATCCACTGGATGTGACCAAAGAGAAAGCCCTGAATTTATGGGGCTTTATTTATTTTTTTTAGTGTATAGGATTATGTCTAATCCGCGATCTAACACAAAAGTTTATTACATAGTGTCGTATTATTAGAATTTATAAAGAATCTTTTTACAAGGAGTCAATATGTCTTGGTTAGATAATCTCAGAGTGTTTTTGTTCGAGAATAAAGATGTAAAAATAAGAGATGAAGCAGAAAAAAAACACATAAAGGAATTGCAAGACTTACCCCTGGATTTTGATCCGAAATTAAAAACAAGACAGATTGTTCTTCATAAGAGTGAGAATATATTCATCTATTTAAACCCATTTAATGAATTGGGTTGGGAGCTGAAGAATATCCCAAAACATGCTCGTAACGCATTGCAGGAATTTATTCTTATTAATAGTTTAATGAACTTGTATCTTAATAGATCTCAAAAAAAAGATTTATCAAAACTATTAGCTAGTAGGCTGTATTATTGCCTAACAGCAACTGAGCCCTACAATACTGATATGATTTTCAAGGAAGCTAGGGAGTTTGTTGAGTCTAGAAAGAGGTCTATTAAAAGGCGAGTAATTGAAACGCCCCAGTTTGCTGTTTATCTAAATGATAAAAATAATGTTGACTGGTGGTACCATGAGGGAATTCCACAGTACATGGTTGATTCTATTGAGGAGTTCGAAGCGTTAAGGGAATTGGCCACTAGTACTTTACCAAAATCATACAAATCTGTTTTTATGAGTAAGCTGGCTTCAGCTTTAGCAAATTCGTTCAATAAGACAAATTCTGAATCAGCTAAAAACTGCTTCAAGGAGGCAAGAAAGTTTATCCAATTAAAAGCGGAGTCATTTTTAAAGCTTAAACTTTTCTTTATTGGTACTATTTTTAGTCTTCTTACCTTAATGGTTGTTATTACATGTTGCTATTACCTAATAGAGTTTAGGGTTTATTTTATGGGGGTCGGCGCCGGAGTTATAGGAGCAATGGTATCCAGCCTCCAAAGAAATAATTCTATTTCACTAGATAGTTATCCCGGTGAGTATGGTTTGTACTGTGAAAGTTTATCCCGGTTAATAATTGGAGCAGTATTTGGTTGTTTTATTGTTTTTGGAACGAAATCAGAGATGTTTTTAGCCCCGTTTAAAGAAAATATTCAGGCAATTATTTGTTTTTGTTTCATATCAGGTTTTGTCGAAAGATTCGTTCCTGAACTTATCAATGGCGTAGTTAAAAAGAATGAATAATTACTCGTGGAAGTAAGATTCACTAATCGGCTAGCATTCAGTTTCGACCGTTAAGTCTTACTCAAGTTTTGCTATAAAACCCCGCATTCGCGGGGCTTCTCTTATCGATGTGGTCAACATGTGGACATGACCTGAAATAAATCCTTTTATTTCATTATGTTGAAGCGTTTTTCAAAGCTCCTGAGGGAGCCTTTTTAATGTCTGGCGTAACTGGAAATCTGCAGAAGCACTCCTAGGAGGGAAAGCGTGGGGGCATTTACGGCCAGCATTTGGACTCCGAGCTGGTACAAATTACCTGAGTAGTCGAATGGTGTATCGTTCCAAAGCTTTTGGTCTTTGAGCCTTTGACTTTAAAAAGCGGCATGGCCGCGCCTCGTAGTAAAAAAACGTGATCGGAATGCTGAAAAATCAGCTTTCCGTCTCGCAGCGAATCGCCAGGACGAACGAAACCGCGCAGGTCAGTTTACGCGGGGAACTGCTGGCCGCCGGTGCGATGGCCGTACGGCGGGAAGAAACAATTACGAGGCTGATAAATGAGAATGAAACGTTACGCCGCTGGTATAGCGACAAGTTGCCTGATGTTGTGCGCAGGCTGCACACCCGCGCCGGTTGCGCCTCCGCCGGTCATTGTTTACAGCGCCTGCCCGAGAGTGAGCTATTGCCCGATGCCGGAAAGCGAACCGCTCACTAATGGCGACCTGAGCGCCGATATTCGCAGGCTTGAGCTCGCGCTCGCCGCCTGCGCGCTGCAGGTTGAAACCGTCAAAGATTGTCAGGATAAACTCGATGAAGAAAGCACGCATCCTGCGCGAAGCGCTGATTAAAGCCGTTCCGCAACTGGAAACGACCCCCGAAATGATGCGTATCTTTGCCGATGAGGGGAATATCGATGCGCGGCTCGCGGCCACGCTGTCACACGAAAAGATTTACACACTGAATGTGATCGTGTGTGACTTTGTGGGCGACCCCGATTTGATATTCGTGCCGGTGGCCGCATGGCTGCGTGAGAATCAGCCGGATATCTGCACGCTCGATGACGGACGCAAAAAGGGCTACCGTTTCCAGATGGATTTAAACGACGGGGACAGTGTTGATATCAGCATCAGCCTGCAGCTCACCGAGCGCACCATCATCAAAGAGGAAAACGGCGCGCTGCACATGAGCTATGCTCCTGAGCCGCCACCGCCTGAGCCCGTCACCCGGCCAAAAGAGCTCTACATCAACGGCGAACTGGTGAGTAAGTGGGATGAGTGACTTTAAGCCTTTTGACGACAAGCTCGCCGGGCTGCTTTCTTCCCTGTCACCGGCAGGACGTCGGAAGCTTGCCGGTGACATCGCAAAGGAGCTGCGCAAGTCGCAACAGCAACGCATCAAACAGCAAAAAGCCCCGGACGGCTCACCGTATCAGGCGCGAAAGCGCCAGCCGCTCAGGGCAAAGACCGGGCGAATCAAAAGGGCGATGTTTCAGAAGTTGCGCGCGAGCCGTTACATGAAAGCCACAGGCCGTGAAAACAGCGCAGTGGTGGAATTCACCGGCAAAGTACAGCGTATCGCGCAAATTCATCAGTACGGGCTAAAAGACCGCCCTAACCCGCACAGCCGTGACGTGCAGTATGCAGAGCGCCAGTTACTCGGATTCAGCCGGGAAGATAAACAGCTCGTCGAGACACTGATAATAAAACATCTTGATTGAATTACTGGCGATGACAGTCTTTACGTCATCGCCATTGCAATAGTCAACTATGAACTCTGACCCATTTTCTTGATTTTCCAGAGCGTAACGCGTCTTTTAAACCAACTAAAAATGATTTGGGATACAACTTTCTTTTCACGTATTTTCGTGTTTAACTGTTCTAATTCAGTAAAGGCAATGCATTGAAACTTCGACACCTCATTCCTACCGTTGTCTCGAAGTTTATCTATTAGCTCAATATCACCACCTTTGTTGTAAAGAATGAAAGATGAAACGGCACTCTGTAATTTAAAAGCATGTAATCGTATGAAATCATCAGATGTGATACTGATTTCATTATGCAGTCTTAAATAATTAAGATAGTCGTCGCTACTACCATTACATTGTGTAAAAAGATATCTCTGCATTAACGATTGAGATGTTGTTAAGAAATCAACGTACCTTTTGGTTTTGTCTTCAATATCTTTATTGATTTGGGAAAAAACTTGTTTTTTATTTTCATGGTTCTGAGCGAGTTTAAGGGTGAGCCAGCTACTAGCAAGTGCGATCAGTGACCCTAGTCCAATTTTAACGGCATTATCTGTAACATCAATCCAAGTCGAAGCCATTTTCATATCCATTTTATGTCTGAGTTAGCGTGATTGTAAATCGAACTCTATATGTAAAAAAATGCGAGTCATTGGGGCGGGCATGTTCAACAAGATGCTTGTCGCTAGAGACACTAGGAAACTCCGTTTCATTGCTGCTGACCTTGCCAGTCGGCATCCTTTCCCCATGAATAATCTCAACTCTCTGCAGGAAATCGCAGACACGGTAGGAAACATTATCTTTCCTTCCTATGTGGCATCAGGATTGTTTATTATGCTTTCGGGGATTTCATTGTTTTCGAGGGAGTTAAGAATATTCATATGTGCATTACGTATATCTCTCGCAAGATTAGCAGCAGCCTCAGTATCTTTCATCATGTTACCAGTCCCGAGAAGTTCATTTCTGAGCTCATTCAAAATTTGCGTATAAAAATACATGGTCAAATAAAAAACATGATTGTCTCCATATTGTTCAAAGCCCGCTTGAGATTGTGGGTAAAGATCAATAATCATGCTTTTCATTTTTTCTTTATTAAATAGATTTGGGTCGATTTTTAAACCGGGAAGAGACAGTAATTTCATAATTGTTACAGCATTGAGTATAATTGTCTCGTATGCCTCAAAGGTTTTTATTGTGCGCTCGTTAAGGTATAAGTTTGGGAGAGTTCTGTCGATCTCTTTAAAGGTTTTTAATTTTTCATCTATATTGAATGGGTCAGTTAATGTTTTAATGAAGTTTGTTATTTTGGGGTCGGAGTTGTTTTTTATTATTTCATCAACTTTAAGAATTTTTAAGTACTCAGCCAAACCCGAAAATTCAGATATAAGTTGACGTGCACGTAATAAACTTTCTGCAGCCTCGAAGCGTTTAGATTGAAGTGCTGAATCACGGTCTCTTCGTGCAGAACTCATGAATGTTCTGATTTGCTCTAGCTCCTTTTCGTTGTCGCGTATCTCAGCCTTAAATTTTTCAAATTTTTTCTCGAAATGATGCTCTACTGATTTAGTGAAGAATTTAGCCAACGTTGAACGTGTTAGGAATGCAAGCAACGTCAG